AATCTTACCCCTTACAGAATATCTTTGTAATTCATTGATTGTTCTTCTAAAGTCTGGATAAAATTTTTGTATTAGTTCTGCTAGTATTTTTTTATCATACTCTACATCCTCCCCTTTTAACACGTTTTCTAGGCGATTTAAGAAGGCTGTAGCAGTCTTTACTCGTTGACCATTAGTAATACGAAAATCAATCACCGTACAACGACTATGTAACGCTGGTATGATTTTATTCTTATAATTACAAGTAAATATGAATCTACAATTATTGTAAAATGTTTCAATGAAATTTCTTAAGGCAGGTTGAACACTGTCAGCATTCATATAATCTGCTTCATCTACAATTACAACTTTATGATTAGATTCTTTAGTAAGAGATACAGTTGCAGCAAAGTTTTTAATTTTGTGTCTTAACGTATCAATCTGACGACCTTCATCTGAACCATTTATGATAATATAATCTGCACCTAGTTCTTCACATAATGCTCTGGCAACAGTAGTCTTACCTGTACCAGCACTACCTGATAATAGTAGATTAGGTATCTCTTTTTGTTTTAGAAACTCAGTAAATGTACTTTTTAAATCTTCTGTAAGAATACACTCACTAATTTTTTTCGGACGGTATTTCTCAACCCATAAAAAATCCGACATAATATAAACCTCACTTTATTCATTATTTAATCTTCCATTGTAAAATCATCTACAATATCCACATCAACATCATATCCACCTTTACGATCTGTCCAAAGGTCTTCGTGTCTTTCATAGTCATGGTCTGATACAAAATCACTTACTTTATCTGCTAGTTCTCTATCTTCATCTGTATTATTTTTATCGTTCCAGTCAAAATAAAGACCTTTTTCAAAGTTAACTAAACTACCAAACTCATCTATAATATCTTTTACTGATATTTCTCTGTTGATATAATGTGTTGTTTGATGATACTCTTTAGTTTCTACTTTTATATAACCATTTTTTGGATATGCTGTTCCATCTTCAAGCCTTACAACATCAGCATTTTTATCTTCTTCTACTGATGTCATAGATTTTTTATCTTCACTCATTTAAAACTCTGAGTCAGGCTCTAAAGCAATCCAGTATTTTATAGGTTTGTTTCTATTAATGAAGCTACTAATTTTAGATTTTGAAATAGCAACATCATAATCATCTGATATAATTTTAAAGTTTTCTGCTTTAAAGTATGCAGTAAACTTTTTATCTGTTTCACCAATACTAATTGAATAATCATTTGATGATTTATTCTTTTTATCAAGTGCAACTAAAGAAATTGATTTACCATTACCTTTAACAGCAACATCAGGTAAATTTAAAGTGTTTACAGCTTTTTGTAATTTACCAAAGTCATCTTTTTTAAGAGTAAACGCCACTGTCTTATCTGGCATATTAATACCTTTAGACGGCGCAACGATAACTGATTTATCAGCAAAGAAATACTTAATTGATTGTTTTGTTTTATCATCAGCGATTGTTACATACTCGCCACCGTTTAGTTTAAATGCAGGTTTCTCAAACAACTCTACTGCTCTCAAAAACTCTGGTAAATCATAAATTCCAAATTCTGATTCAAAGTTTTCTGTAACTTCTGCTTCTGCTAAGATATTTTTCATAGCAGATATTGTACTTATTTTGTTTCCAGGTTTAAATAATATATTCTGATTAATTTCAGAAAAATTTTTTAAAACCGAAAGTGTGTCATTTGTTATGTTCATTTCACCTTCTCCTTATCATAATTTAATAATAATATTACATAATGAACTGCCTTTAATAAGTCAGCTCGATTATGGCCGTTCTTCTTACCATACCTACACAAATATTTAATTGCATTTGCATGACAGAAATCTTTTCCGATTTTTAGTGTCTTTAACAAATCTAAAACTTGAAAGCCTTTTTGGTCACTTGAATAGTGTTGGCCATAAGTTGACTTAATATAGTTACCAATCTCTTTTAAGATTTTATCTTCATTGTATTTCATAATATAACTCCATTATATATTAGAAGGCCAAAAATGTCAATGCGTTCTCGGCCTTCTATTTTTACTATTTACTTAATTTTAATAGTTCTAGCCTTCTTGTGTTCTGGAATAACTCTTTCCATAGATACACTCAATAGACCGTCTTTCAGTTCAGCACCTTTGATTTCTACATCTTCGGCGATTGTAAAAGACTTTTGAAACATACGTTTGGCGATACCTTTATGAAGTACGCCTTGGTTTTCTTCAACCTCTTTCTCGGCTGTATCCTTGACAGATTTAACTGTTAATACACTATCCTCAAAAGATACATCTATATCCTTCTTACCATAACCAGCAAGTGCTAGTTGAATATCATAGGTATAACTACCTGTCTTTACGATATTGTATGGTGGGTATTTTACAGCAACCATTTCGTTGAAATTATGGTCATCTACCATTCTTTCAAAGTGGTCAAACATATTGTCAAACCCTACGGTTACCGGTCTTAATTGATTGAAAATTGAAAATGCTTTATTAGTCATTATAACTCCTTTTGTTAAGCAAGTTTATTTAAATAGAACCCATTATGGCGTTCTACATTTATTTATATAAGTACGATATTTTATTTGTCAACCCTACTTATAGAAATTCACTAGGCTGAGGATCCCTACCAGTTCCCTAGTGAATATCAATAAGTGCCACTTTGTTATTCACGGAGTAAAATGGCAAATCTCCGTTTTGCGACACCGACTTAATTTCTAGGTCGGGTTTCTGCGTGAGGACTTACGAGTAGCCTCAACATAATATATTTATCTATTCACCAACGCAAAACTTTAAAACTAATAACCTCTTTGTCGTTCTAACTTTTTCTTTAATTTCTTACAATTAGCAATGTTTTCTTTTTTTTTTCTTCTCTTTTTTTCAGACGGTTTTTCGTAAGATTGTCTTTCTCTTAACTCTTTTACAATACCTTCTTTTTGTACTTTACGTTTTAACACACGCATAGCCTGTTCAACATTGCCTTTTCTAACTTCAACTGTTATACTCAACTTATTCACCTCCCTTCAATTTTTCACAAATCATATTCATTTTTCCGTTTTGATCTTTTCTGATTTCACCGTGTAAACATCTCCAATCTTTTTTATCAAAGTGATTATCAAACCAAGTTTCTATTGTCATTATTGAACCTGACCCTTTTCCTTTAATATCTCTTTCTTCTTCATTAGATAATGTGGTTACAAAGATACAAAATCTATCTAGTCCTTCTCTTCCTACCATCATAAACTCGTGTGGGTTAATCATTGCACCACCTAAACCAAAATAAACCGTAGGTGTATTTGACATCAAATCAAAACATTTTGACTCTAATCTTAAAGGATCATATCCTGGCATATTAAATGCGTGAAATTGTGTATCAGGAGCACCTATTTCTGATCTTGGTGTTCTAGCATCCCAATCAGGATATTGTTTTCTAAACATTGCTGTAACTGAACCTTGCAAAATTTGTGAAAAACTATTTGATATATAATTACTTTCTACGCCACAATATTCATCTGTAATCCAATTAACAGTTTCACCATTAGGATATGTAAGTGTATTGTCTTTTTTAAAATTTTCAATACCACTATTAAATAGATGTTTAAACATTTTTACATTTTCCTTAACATCAAAGACTTCTAGTATACCTCTATCTTCTCTAGGTTTCAATTTCGCTTTTAGATTTTTAACACTATTGTATGCTGACCTTGGCGTCATTTTACCACTTTTAATTTGTTTGAATAAACTAGGATCTCTTGTCTTAATAATTTTAAGCTGATCCATCATAGATATTGAGATTTTATGAGGCGTACCTGATTGTATTAAATTTATCCAATTCTTTTTATCTTCTTTTGTAGGTTGTTGTTTATTTGTTTCTACATATGCCATTTCCAATTCATTATATTCATTTAATATAGTTTCGTGGTCTTTCTCTCTTTTAAATACATTGTCGGTTAATAGTGATAACATTTCAGCATAACTATTATTTTGTATTTCTAATTCTTCATTTTTTGTTAGCAAGTTAATTTGTAATTCTAAAGCGCCTGCTTTTTTACCTGCCGATCTTCTTGTATGACCGCCTTTCATTTTACCTGACGGATAAACAGGAACAGGATTGCTGTTAGGTGTCAATCCTTTTGCCATTCTTTCTTTCATATCTTCAGCAATTTCATTTACTTTTGAGTCTTCAGCGTTTTCATTTCCGTATATTCTTTTATTTAATTCACTAGGTATTAGGTCATCTATTTTTACAAACATATTACCTAAACTATCTGTTCTTATTTTAAATTTAACTTCACTCATCATTGTATTATCTCCTTATCATAGTATTAATGGTATCACAAAAAATCATAAATGTCAAGCCCAAATAAATGGTGGAGGGAACAACCCCTCCACCTGGACTAACACTAT